CGCCCTTATCATTCGTGTGAAAGACGCCTTGGGGTGCCACAACATCGACCGCAATTTGGTTAACAGTTGTCGAAGGTGGGCAAACAACATAACCGGCGCTTGCTACATTCAAGATATCTAAATTAGAAACTTCGCTGCTAATATCTAGCGTGCTGGGAAAAATAGTGGAAGGCTCACCCGGCTGTAAAACCTCAATCCAGTAATTTGTGAAGTTCGTTAAAAGCGTATCTTCATAGCGGGCCGTGTTTATATCAATATCGCATTCGCCCTGCGATACCGTGAATAACTCGTAACTATATTGGTCATCTTCCGCGTCGAATTCCGTAAACGGTTTAGTTGTGAGGTCTGGGTAAACTCGCATTGTGCCGTACAGTACCGGCATGGGTTGGCCTAGCCGCGCCCTATTCCCGCGAGAAGACAAGTTATAAGTGGGGCTTCCCTCATCCGTTTGCCCAGGCATGTCGGGCTCTGGCATATTCATATAGACATATGCCGAAGCGACCACCGCGATCACGGCGATAACGATTGCAATTGTTCCGGGCTCTTCGGGTAGTACTGTAAGCGTTACAACGTCACAATCTTTTATTTCGTAATCGTAATCCTTTTCTAATAATTCCTCACCGTTCAGCATTACTATAAGCGGCTGTCTGCGCATCCAAAGCAAATAACCATTAGCGTCTAACCATTCTGTTAGATTAGTACCTGGCTCAAGAATATATTTATCGCATTCACTAGGGTCGAATGGATTGGGGAAAAAACAGGCGCCTGCTGTCATTGTTTAAACCTATAGTAATCGAGTATTTTGTCTTTGAGTTCGTACAGGGGGGCACATACCACACCACTACCACTTTGATTATGTAAAATATGGGGTATGCTGTGAGTTTCAATATATACGCCCACGTGATTCATGTGTTGGCCTGATGCCATGGTCACTACACATAAATGCTGTGGCTCTTTAAGTTTCTCAAAGCGTGTAAATATTTTACTTGATGCGAATTCGTGAATAACTAAGCGTGAGTGACGGGCGTTAATTAATACGCGAGGTAAGTGTATGTCTAGCTCGCGTGCGTAAACGTCTCGTACTAATCCCCAGCAATCATATTCCATAGCCACCCATGGCTTACCGAGATAGTCAGAAACGTTCATAACAAGCCGGGGGAATTATCCGCAGTGTAAAAGACATAAGGAAATGTACGGTTAGCGCTATTTGTATAACCAAGCGTTAGCGACACACTGGTTTTATTCATGCGTATATGCCGAACTTGCAGGTGGTATACGCCCATGACCTCGCCCACGCTTTGCGCTACTGTGTCATAACTGAATGGCCGTATGCTTGCTTCAATGGGTACGTAGCTCAAGTTAGCAACATTAAGATAAGACTGCACCGCACCGGACACGCCATCGACGCGAATACTCACAGTCGAATCAGGTTCGTTATTAACAGCGCTACCCTTGAAACTAAAACCAAGCGCCGTATATAAAACGCTTTCGCTAGGGTTGGCCGGTGCTGATGCCTCGTGTGTGATACTGATATCTTGCTTGTGTGAAACTATGCGTAAAGGTGTGGGAAACGTTGTGTGGCGTAATTCGAGGGCGTTTAACTCAATCGTTGAAGTATGAGCACGCGCATACGCCTGTTTTTGCGCAGGTGTTAGAGACATAGGAAGTTAATTAGGCGTTGAGAAGAGAATTAATCGTTGAAGCTGAACCAGTGGTAACCGTGATGCTACCCAGTGCTATCTTGGTGTTGTCGTGCGTGACAAATACAGCGTAAGTGCCATCCTCTACAGTCACATCATAAAGGCCGCTGCCATTCGTGCTGAATGTGGAACTAGCCCCTTTTACAATATCCGCACTTGTAGATACAGTCGCGACTAATTCAAACTCGGCATTATTAAGCGTCGTGCCATCTGGATTTTTTAATGTATCCGTCAGTTGTCTAGACATGATTTAAAAGCCTTTCATCAGTTTCGAGGGTGGCGCTAACGCGATAATGTGGACGTTCTCGGCTTATCTTTGGGGCCGATACGAATCTAACTCTATGCTGAGCAACACCGCCGCCGGTATCAAGCGGCATATCAAACCAGTTAGCCCCAGCGTTCGCACCATTTTGATAGAAATACCGAAAATCTATACATTGTTGCGGCGTCATGACAAAACTAACCGTTATTTTAGACATATATGCCGTGGCAATGCGGGTTACGCGGTCGGGACCGCTTTCCATCTTAGTACGCATCAGGTTAGGTTCATCACTCACCCCGTAATTACTTACTAACGGGGCGGGTAACGTGGTTGGCCATGTTGACATCTATGCGAATCCTCTACGTGTTAAGCCGTATGTATGCTGTAATGTTTGGGCAAAGCCAGTTCCCCGGTTTACCTCGTCAGTAAAGGCATTTTTGACTTGGCCTATAATGATTTCTATATTATTCCCTTCCTGGCGTGCTTGCACTTGGTCGTTTCCGTAATTATTTACGATTACGTTCATGCCGCCGCCACCGCCACTTTTGAGATAGTCGGTGAAGTCCTTATTTTGATTGGGCGAAAGTACGCGCTCGCCTTTGTCTAGCAGGTAAGTAGATTCGCTTGGCACGTTTGACATGCCACCGTGGGCCACCCCTTTAATGGTCTGAATATTTGCGAAGGTTTCGGCAGTGGTTAATGCGACCGCCGGAATGTTTGCAGGAAAAGGCGCTGATGCCCACGCACCCTGTATAGCTTGCGCTCCCTTAATAGTGGCATCTGCTATGCCAGTGCCCTTAGCTATAGCCGTGAGCTTTTTGCTATTTGTAGCCGTTAAGGCTGTTACACGGTCTATAGTTGCCTGCCTTTCTTCTTCAATCTTTTTGTTTCTGTTGTTAATTATATCCTGCTTTTTCTTGGCGCTAATCGCGTCGATATTGGCCTCTGCTGCCTCTATAGCCTTCTTGTTTTCGCCATTGAAAACGCCGTAATCCTTTAGTGCTTGCTTTCGCGCCTCTAACTCATCCTTGAGATTCTGAGTCTTTAGCTTCTCTAATTCAATTTCCTGTTCAAATTCTGAAAGTTTATCCAACTTAACTTCCATAGTGAAATTCTTGGCATCTTCCAGCGCCTTAACTCGCCCTTCTTTAAATTCTTCGGCGTCTTTTTTGGCTTTCTCTGCTGCTTCTTCGGCTGCTTCGGCTGCTTCTTTTTTTCTCGCCGCTGCTCTATCTTCGCGAATCTTATCATCTTTGGCTTTATCTGCGGCAATAAGGGCATCATTTGCCGCCCGCGTCTCAGTTTCCCACTCATTAAGCAAGCGCTTATATTCTGCGTTAACCTCTGCTAATCTGTCTTTAGTGTCACGTATGGCAACAGAAGCGCCGCCGGTTACTTTTTCCCAAAAACTCGTATTCCCATGTCCACCAGCTAGCCGCGCCAACTCTTCTTTTAACGCTTCCCGCTCGTTGACTAAGTTCGCCATCAACGTCTGGCGCGTAGGGTCCAGCTCTTCCTTTAGGCGCTGCAAGCCCTTAGACAAAGTATTTAAAAACTCAGATGCAGCCGTTCCTGACCCCGTAGTCTTTTCTAGCGCCTGTAGAAATTCTTGCCATCTTTGTTTTAGCGTATCTACCGCACCTGATAAACCTTGCGCCTCACCGCTACCAGCCCCCGCTACCTGCTCTTGTATCTGCTTAAGGATTATGGATTGAGCATTATAAAGTTTTCCGGTCTTGGTTAGCTGCTTAATTAAATCTTTTTGTTTCTCTGTAAATGTGACGCCAGATCTAGCAAGCGCCGTTATACCTTTTGTTGGGTCTTCTAACGCTTTACCCAGTTGCAAGGCGGCCGTTTTTGCTGTGCCCCCAAAGACTGACGCCATGTCTTGAGCTAAAACGATAGCTTCGTCAAAGGTATCTTTTTGTACAGACTTAAAGGTTAGCAAGACATGCTGAGCTTCACGAATGCCCTCCGTACTCGCAAGCGTATTTAAAGCTAACGCTCGCGCCTGGGCGTCGAGTTGCTCAGTGGTCTTGCCAGCTGCAAAGCCGGTGCTTTTTAGCAGCGCTTCGGTTTTGAAAAGCTGCCGCTCCGCTTCTTCGTTTGCGCGTATGGATTTGTACAGAATTGCAGTAGCACCGGCCACCGCAGCACCCAAACCCACCCACGCTAACGACCCTGAATGCAGCATGCCATTTACCGCATTAAGTCGGCTAGCAACGCCGCCCATGGGCCCATCGAATGCAGCGATACCTTGCGCTGCCCCCCTGCCCGCTCTTTGCAATCCACTCATCGACCTAGTAGCTTTATCAACGTCTTTTTTAAAGCCGCCAAATTTGCGCTTTGTCTTCGTCATCTGCTGATCGAGCTTAGTTGTATCTAAACCCATGCGAATAGCTAGATTTTGAACGGTCGTCATTGAGTTTTTCCAAAAAGTGCTTGTAGGGTTTCAGCTGCTTTTTCGTCGTCTGTCATTTCATCTTGGCGAATTATTTCACGGTACGCATCGAAATTTTCAAACACGTACCACTCTGCTAATTCGTAAGAATCGATTGACGCTAGCAGCTCTCTAACTGTCTTACCCAGCTTTAACGCCAGCGAAAAATAAAACTGACGCTGTGGCTGGGCTATGAGTTTTTTGCTATTTCTTCTAAATCTTCATCGGTCACAGCGTTTAACTTGCTGGATGCTTCGGTGATTCGATCTAGTACAGCCGCATTTTTCCCACCAATTGCTTCAACGTCTTCTTCGTTCAGCAATAAATTACCTTGATCATCAACGACAGTTGCACACACAAGCTTAGCCCTCATGTTCTTGAGGTCTTGAACGTGCTTACCTTCTTCGTCTTTCGCAAGAAGGCTAGACTCGTATTTATCACGCGCCAAACCTGTCATTGTTGAGACATACACATAACCACCCCACTCAGGAATCTCTACACGTTCCTTTTTAAGGTCTTCGGCCAGCAATATGTCTTCACGGCTTAATAGCATCATTTAATATCTTTCCTTGTTTATGCAGTTACGACGGTAATGTCGCTAGTTAGTAAAACGGATACGCTTCCTTCAACTTTCCCGCCGGTAGAAATATTCAGCGAGGGTGCATTGGTTACGTAACCGGTGAACTCGATGGTGTCACCATTTTGCAGCGTAATTAAAAACGTGCTGTCGGTTGATGCATCGAAAACAGTTTTAACGCGAAGCTGGCCTACATCACTGTAATCAACATCCACATCAAAACTAAAAGTACCGTAATCTTTTTCTACAGTTATAAATTCTTTACCCTGACTAGATAGGTTTGTCGTTTCTAGCGTATTACGGGTAATGTCTAAACCAGACATCGATTTAACATTGCCAATTACTACATCAGCCGTCCCCGGCGTAGCATCGTCAATCTTGAGTGAGGTTCCTTTTGCTTGTATTGCTGTACTAGCCATGGTGTATTTCCTTTAGGGGTTTAGGTAGCTAACGTAATAAACTAAGCGCATCTCACCCAAGGGTTGTTCATCGCTTAATGTAAAAGTGGTTCGTTGTATATCAATCATGTTGATATTACTGTCTAGGTCGTCATCGTCCAGTAGCGCCGCTTCGATATCTTCCGCAATAGCATCGAGAGTATCGTAAATATTCGTTAAGTCGCGCACTGTAACCACTAGCGAAATTTCCATTGTGTGGTTTGTGGCGCCGTTTAAATGCATGCTTTCGACGTTGTCATCTAACGCTTCAATAGTGCAGTGCGGCAACTCGTCTTGCTCGATATCGACCGTCCGGCCAATTTGAAAAGATTTGATGCTAGGAATCGCTTTCAGAACGTCTGCTATATTGTTTCTAATAGTTGTGCGCTTATGGGTCATCGTTTCTCACTAATTTTTTGAAGTCTGTAAGAAAAATCATTTATGAATAATTGCGCCCAGTCGGTTTTCATTAGGCGGGTGGCGGTCGGCACAAAATGCTTAGTCCCAACCTCTCGCAACGGCAACTTAACCACATCAATCGGGGTCCTAGCTTTTCCTTTTCGCTTCATGACG